GCCTTTGGCCACCTTCGATGTCGACGCGGCGATTTTCCCCGCCGCCGCCTCCATTTCGGAGGCGGCCCGGCGGGCCGCGGTGACCAGGCCGGTGTCGTTGCCCAGGATGTTGACGACCAGGCTGGCGAGCATTCCTGTGGCCACGACCTACCCCCTACGCGACGCGGTACCAGGTTGAGCCGTACATTTCCCGGTAAATGACTGGGGCCACAACGTCGAACCCGAACCGGGCCGCCGAATACATGAACGGGAACTTGCGGCCCCGACGACTGCCCACGAGTTCCAGAATTTCGGCGTACTGGGAGGAGTCCCGGCGCCGGGAGTACGGCGGTACCCGCCCCGACGCCATGCCCACCTGCACCAGCCAGCCGGCGGGAGTTGTAACGGGCGTGGTGCGGTCGATGGCGTTCACCAGCGTGCGGGAGATGACCGCCGGGCCTTGTGGGGCACCCATGGACGGGGTTGGTGTGCCGTAGGCGTGCCTGCCGTTGGAGGCGTTGATCTTCGCCTGCTTCTTGATGGCGTCCGCGATGGGAATCAGGGCGATCCGGTTGCGCCGCTGCGACTCGGTGATCAGGCGACTGAAAATCGCGGTTGGCTGGCCGGACACGAACAACATGGGCATGGTTCACCTCCGGGCCTTCTCCATCTCGTCGTGCTCGTGTTCCCAGCGGATCTGGTAGCAGTCCCAGAAGTAGCGGAGTTCGTAGGGGGACATTTCCTCAAACAGCCGCCTGGGGGTTGTTTTGAGTTGGTCGCACAGGGTGAAAACGAAGAATTCGCGTGGGCCGGGACCGGACCGCCAGGTGCCTTCCACGATCGACTGAACAGGAAGGAACACGTTCTCCAGGTACTCTAGTTCTGGCGGTTCATAGCTTTTCCCACAATGTCCGTGATCCACAGGGTGATCGTCAGGGGCAGCAGCCGCATTTTCTCCGGCGTGGCCGGCAGCTCCAGTGGGATCGGGTCCTCGGCCATGTCGAACGGGTCGTAGACGTTCCATCCGCACACCAACCCGGCGGCAATCTCGTACATCGCTGCCTGCGCCTGCTCCGAATCCGTCGGCTGGCCCTCCGAGTCGACGTCGATGTGCGTTTTCGGCTGGAGCCGCGTCGAGGGCATCAGCATCGGGTTGTGGATGGCGACCCAGATGTCCGGGCCGAGTTCCTCGAAGTCGCGGCGGACGGTACGATCGGTGTAAGCCATGATGATCTCCTGGTGGGGGTATGCAAAAAAGGCCGGGACTCCCGAAGGAATCCCGGCCCAATCCGGTGGTAGAACGGCTAGTAGGCGGCGGCCACGTAGTTCTGGAGAACGACTTTCACGATCCCACCGTCGGTGGAGTTGTTGATCGCGGACACGTCGTAACTGGCCTGAACATACTGCTGGGACAAGTCACGGGTGCCCTTATGGTAACCGGACTTGCTCATCGTGATGGCCAGCGACTGGCCACCGAACAGGGCCGGCTGGGTCAATGTGTGCACCGTCGGCGTCTGCGTGTAGTTCAGGAACAGGTTCATGTCGGTGGTGTTCTCGTAGATGGCCTTGTAGGTACCATCGACCTCCAGGGCGCCGACGAACGTCTCGCGGGGCGCCTGCACCCCGGTACCGGTGTGAATACCCTCCCCGGCCCGCTTGATGGTGAAGTCCATCGTCAGCCCGCGGGTGGAGGCCCCACCGGCGTTGGTGATTGTCCACTGCCAACCCAGGAACGGCTGTATCGTGGTGTACGTGGGAATGAACGAGGCCACCGAAGCCTCCGGGAACGTGACGAACTTCGGATTGAAGGTCACCGTTCCCTTCGGGTCGATCTTGATGGTCAGGTCGGTGATCATCGCCCCGGCCCAGGCCCGGTAGTCGATGTTGTCGAACACGCTGAACGTGTACGACGGAGGCCGGATCACCGACGACTGTGCGAACGTGTGGGTGGTGGTGCTCACCAGGTTCACCGGGGCCGTGTGCGCTTTCGTCAAACCACCAGCAGGTGACGTGATCGGAATCGTGTACGGACCACCACCAGACGGGGCACCCGTCACCGCCCACTCGGCGTTGCTTCCGCTGTCAATCATGATTGTGGTGCCGCCTGGGATCGACGCCGTTGAACTGATCGACGTGGCACCCACAATGGAACTCACCGCCAGGGTGGTGTTCACCGTGGCCGGAGTCACCGTGTCCGGACCAATGTGGCGCAGGAAATATCCGGCCAGGTCCGGGTAGAAATGCGTCTCAATGTCCCAGGTACCGTCGGCGACACCCTGGTACAGGCCCTGCAACACGACGTCGTTGGCCCGCACGGTTTCATCGCGCAGTTGGGTGTAGACCGTGTCGTAGGATGCCTTGGTGAACGGAATCGAGAAAGTCGGTACGGTAAGAGCGCCGTTGCTCGGCTCCTTGGCGCCCCCCAGGGACGCGAGCCTGGAAAGAAAGGTCACTTCATCGGCTCCTCATCCGCGGTCGCCTTTACGGCCGGCTTCGCCGCAGGCTTGACAACAGGCTTGTCCTCACCTGGAAGAATCGTCAACCCGATCACCAGAACGGGATAGTCGATGATTTCGCCGGGCTGCACCTCGAACGGAGGGTCAGCCGACGGCGCATACAACGCATGGATCGTGTCATTGCGCTGACGCATGGCACTCCTAACCGAAGTATTCAGGATCGTCGGCGTGGTAGATGAAGACGGCCTCGAAGCCACCCAGCACCGGAACGGTATGTTCGGGGTCCTCCTGCGTGTAGGACAGGTAATGCGGCTCCTCCGCTGCCGACAAGAACCGGCCACCATGGGTTTTGTCCTGCGGTAACCCCAGTATTCTCAGGCCCACCAGGTTCACCGCATTGTCGAATGTCTGCTGCTCGTTTTCCTCCGAGCCGGAGATATTCAGCAACGGCCAGGTCATCTTCACGTGGAACGTATGGCGGACCTTCTGGCGGATGTTGGCGAACCGCTCAACCTCAAATTCGAGGCGCTTCACATAAATAGCGGTAGTTTTCGTGCGCGGCGTTCTCGGCGTGTACGCCTGAACCACCACCCATGGCCCGCCCTGAAGCGCATTCAGCGCGGGCAGCCCGTCATTGAACGAGTTCAGCCACGCCGCTTCACGGCTTGCGGCGTCGGCGATGGAGGATGCCAAGGATGATCCTCCTATTCGAGCGACCGTGCACCGGAGGCGACAACTTGCGGTGCAACTTGATCTGCAACACCGTCTTGTTGCTCATGTTGTTGCGTAGGGTGCTCACCCGGCGCCGAGCCAACCGGGCCAACACCCTACGGTTCGTGACCCCAGGGATATGCCCACCACGGGCGGTTCGACGCAGCGACCTGCGCACCCGATGCGACACATTCACCCGACGCCGCCGGTTGAGTACCTTGTGCCGTCCCTTGGCCCCGCGGTGCGGATGCTTCTTGCCCTTTAGCACCGCCGACAACTTCGCCCGGGTCGCGGAAGACATCTTGTGGTGGATGCCCCTGCGCCCTTTGAGTTTCGCGGACAGTTTCTTGCGGGTCAGCGCGGTGAGAGCGTGCCCCCGATGCGGGTGCTTCTTGTTTTTGCGGGCCTGCGACATGTGCTTACGCGCGGTGGCGGTCACCTTGTGGTGGCGACCCCGCAACGCGGTACTGATCTTTCCTCGGGTCGTGGCCGACAGATGCCGTCCCTTGCGGGCGGCAGCGGCCTTTCTGCGGGCAGCCGGTGTCCACGCCACAACCCACCACCTACTTGATCTTTACGGTGTCCCGCATGTAGGGATCAAGCATCACCTCAGCGTCCATCCGCAGCAGGTCGGGATCATGGCCGCCATGCTGCATCGGGTTCAGCTCCCGCACCGCGACCGACGCCGCCATCGTCTTGCACGCCTGCACCAGATCCGCCGGCACCGTGGCATAGCCGCCGTTGTAGGTGACCCGGATCGTGGTACCCGGCGGCACGAACGTACCCAACTGGAAACGCACATGCCCGGTGTCCGACTCAAACTGAATCATTCCGATGTTGACGATCTGCGACCCAGAGAATGACCGGAACAAGGTGATGTCGGTGATCGAACCAGACCAGAGGTCAGGGAAGATCGGTGGATTATGCTTGACCCAGAAATGCCGCACCAACAGCGTGGAGCCCAACGAAAGTGCTCGGGAGAATCCAAGCTGACTTGTTGGGTCCAACGGCACGTAGGCGTCGAGGGCATCCTCAACGTCCAGAGCTTGAGCACGTGAAGTCTCAACCAGAGCGGTGAATGGAGCCAGCCGCCGGTCACAGATCGCCTCGCACATCCTGGTAGCGCGGACCATCAACCTGTCCAACGCCGCCGGAGTATAGCCTGAAACCAAATCCCGAAAAGGACCCTCCGTCATTTCCGACGCATTCGCCAACGGAATCACTGAATCGGTGGCCACAACTCACCACCCATCAGTCCAGAAGAACCCAGTCCTCGGCCAGCAGATCCGACTGCGACGCAATCCACGGCACGAGCTCGCCGTCGACCGTCTTGATGTCAATGTGCGCCCGGTAGTTCACGGTCTTCCCAACCCAGTCCGGCCAAGCCCTACCCAGCGGGCGGTCGGCGGAAACCGTAATCGACGACCCGGGCACCAGAATCAGCCACTGCCCCAACCCATTCCAGCCCATTCGGGTCACCAGGCCACCCTGGCGCAAATGCTTCAGCGCCTCCC